TGTCCTGATGTTTTACCAAACCGCAACTAGCAATTTGAACCGAGTCACCATTACGCACAATAGGAACTAATCGCCTGTGGTCTTGCCCAGGAAGCAAGTTCTCAAAACAAGTACCTAAAGAACTTCTGTCACCTTCTGGCCAGCAACGAAAAGAGACTCTATTAGAACTTTGTACAAAATCTGCACTTATAGAATTTATGTAAATATCAGCCATTTCTTGATCCAGAATCATCATCCCAGAATATGGATTCCCTAAGGTTACAAACCCAAGAAACTCTTGATCATCTAGCGCAGGTATAGTCTCTACTTTGTAGGGTCTGTCGCCCCACACATTTTTTGTTAGGCCATTTAGCTTCCAATTTCGATAGTTATCAAAAGGAATTTTTTGATCTTCAAATTCTTCGTAACGACAAAACGATGGCTCGTAATTAATTTTTTTTAGCTTGTCTTTGTAGCGAAACCAAAAGTCAAAATTTTCTCTCGTAAAGAGCATGTCATTCTCTGAGTACAAGTAAACATCGTGAGACTTTTCCTTAACAGCATTGATAAGCATAGGTTTGTGTGCCCATGTAAGAAAGTAACCTTGATCAAACTCAGCAGGGGCGCAAACAATTTTTAACGACTCGAACGTTAAGTTTGCATCTAATAACTCACGAAACTCAACCGCATCACTTGCATGTGCATTATCAATAATAATGTTCACGTCTTGTGTGCCCGGTAGATCTTGATATGCTCTGAGCGTCTCCAACAACACGTCAAATTTGTTCAAAGGGTTGTGTGCTGTGACAAAAATTAGAAATTTTAAATTGTTCAACTCAAAAAAACCAGAACACTGCTACTACAGTACTACCCAAAAAATCAATTAATATTCAATTTCAAAACTACCTCGTCGTTGTAAAAACGTAACCAAGTGTGTGTAAGCGTCTAGTAGGTCATCGTGCGTAGTCGCACCTATGTTTACGATCTGGTCAAAAAGCTGATCAAACTTACGGTATCTGTTGAAAATCACTTTTTTATTCTCAAGCAAGCCGAGTGTCCCTCGGAATCGTGAAATCTTGTCTCCGCGAAAACCTTTAACTTCGTGGATATGCAAGTTACCTAACCCCCAATCTCCAAGCATTACTCTTTTTAAGTCAGCGGATAGAGATGCTTGATACGCCACGGCTTCTACTACCAAAGTGCAGGTTGAGTAGGTAGGCAAGAATCTTCCTTCGTTATCTTCTTGCAAGATGCCCCACTCAACCAAAATTTTACACAGAAGATCTATTTTCTCAAGGTTGCCTATTGAGCGCACTTGCTGCGCATCGATGATGTAGTACTTATCTTTACACCTACCTCCTAAGACAAACGCTGTGTAGTCGGAAGTTTCGTTCTTGCTTGCGGATAGATCCACGCCAACTGCAAGAGAGTCAAACTCTGTAAGAACATCACCTTTGACAAGCAAGTCTGGAGAGAGCACCAGATCACTAGACATCACTGGTTGCTGTTGGTACTGGAACGCAAAAGCGACAGGGTCTAATTCTTTTTGCCCCAGCAAATAGTCTGTAGACCATTGATCTGGCCAATACGACACGGGATCCCCTTCGTCGTCATAAGTAATTGCGGACTGCATCACCTGTTTCCATCCTTTTTTAGGGTTGAACATTGTCTTGTGAATATCGAGAGGATGAAATCTCGTACCAAGACAGATTGATCGACCACCTTCAAAAATAATCGGGGCAATCACAGAACTCCAATTGTTGTTCATTTCTTCCCTAATAGCTGGATTTTTAATATCCGTACTGGATTTGATCGGGTCATCCACAATGACTAGGTGTGCTCGTTTAGATGTGATCGAACCTCTCAGCCCTGCAGCACGTAAAGTAAATTCTTCATCACCGACCCTTGAGATGCCTGCATAATCGAAGTCAATACTCCATCCAATGTCTGATTGCATCCCAGCTCGAAGCTGACACCTAGGAAATATTTTTTTAAAAGTAGAGCTATCAATAATTTGTTTAATAATTCGAGACTTAGGAATAGCTGTAGCGATGTTGTAACTTGTGTAAATTATCTGAAGCGGCATACCTCTCGACGTGTGTCGGCCAATAATCCATGCTGTGAAAAGGTTTAGAACAGTGCTTTTTGCTGATCCTCTGGGCGCAAGAATATCTAAGTTAGGTCCAGCTATATCTACAAGGTACTGATTGCTTTCTCCAGTAATTAAGTGTTTATACCACTCGAGCATATGAGGAGCTGGCGCTTTATCCATCAACGTACTAAATGTCATAAAGTCATCTGCAGCACGTGCAAATACACTATCTAACTCAGAGGTATCCTTTTCTACAGCTTTTGTTGCTCTTAGCTTTAACGCTCTTCTATACGCAAAAGATTCCCGGCTTGGCATATCTAGTTATGTCTGTATAGTATCAGTAGGATTCTACTCGTTAATGGCAAAAATTCTTTGGTACGGCGATATTCTATCTAACACTGGATTTGCTAGAGTGACACACAGTGTTCTAGAGCATCTGTCAAAGAAGCATGAAATTGTTAGTTATGGGATGAATTACCAAGGAGATCCTCATGATCTACCTTTTAAAGTCTACCCAGCGGGAACGACAAACCCAGCAGATCGGTTTGGGATAGGTAGATTACCAACAATTATTCAGAAAGAAAAACCTGATTTTGTAATTGTCTTAAATGATATATGGATTTGCAACCAAGTTTGGGAAAGGATACATCTTTTAAAAGACAGTCTTAAATTTAAATTTATTGCGTATTTCCCTATCGATTCTGAGCGGTATATTGACTCACAGCTGGCTTACATCAAAGACTGGGATTTCTCGATCACATTCACAATCGAACAAGCCAATAGAGTTTTGGCTCAAGGCGTTAAACCAAAACTACTAGGTGTTGTACCTCATGGTCTCGACGAAGGTAAGTTTTTTCCTATGCCCAGAGATGAAGCAAGAAAGTCTTTACGCCTTCCAGAAGATAAATTTATTGTTTTAAACGCTAATAGAAACCAACCTCGTAAGCAAATAGACCTAACAATAAAAGCTTTTGCTGAGTTTGCAGTAGGTAAAAACGACACTATGCTTTACCTTCATATGTCTGAAAAAGACATCGGTTGGGATATTCGTGCTGTCTTTACAGCTGAAATGAAACGATTAAATCTTGATCACGACAACAGAATGATCATGACAGCTCAAAATATAAATTATGCAGATGCACCTCCTGATGAGCTACTCAACAGAATTTATAACGCTTGTGATGTAGGTATTAACACTTGCAATGGAGAAGGTTGGGGTCTTGTACCTTTTGAGCATGCCTCGTGTCGTCGTCCGTTAGTTTTGCCAAACCACACGTCAAGTGCCGACATTTGGAAAGACAAAGCTGATTTAATTGATGTAGCTGCTTGGATTTGGGATAAAGATCTAGGTGTAGAGCGTGGGATTATTGACGTAAAGGACGCCGCTGCCAAACTTACGAAACTCTACGAAGACCCTGACTACTACGCTAAAAAAGCTAACGACTGCTATGAGGTGACACAAAATCCTTCTTATCGTTGGGATCGAATTTCAGACGCATTTGATTCAGCAGTAAAGGAGTTATCAAAATGAGTATTCAATTTCATCGCTACCGCACAGTACAAAACGCAGCAACCATGAAGGCTTACTGCGGCCCTACTCAAAACGGTATTCCTAGTGTGTTTGAACAAGCCTATGAGTTAGGAGGCACGTTCACCAAAATCAACACAGGTTTACCTGAAGGGTCTCACGGTAATTTCAGCCCTTGCCTGATTAATCACAAAGGTGCCGATCTTATTAGCTGGAGATCTCAACCAGAAAGTTTTGTGTTTCGTCATGACATGAAGTACTTCTACTACAACAACACGCCCACAGACATCTGGGTTGGTCAGCTGTTGAAAGACGACACGATTGTTACGCCTAGAAAATTAATTAGTAAAAAACATCGACTTAGCTATGAAGACGCTCGTTTATTTGTAGCACCTGACGAAAATTTAATGTGTCAATTTATCACTAGTACGTACGCAACTAAGTGGGATACTACACAACATAAAATGCTTAAAACACCTAAAGTATGTACAGGAATAGTAGATGAGTTTGGTGAGCTTGTAGATAGGTTTTACCCGAATATCGGCAACAATCACGTCGAAGGTCAAGCAGAAAAAAATTGGTGTTTCTTTTCAGATAACGAAAAACTTAGACTTTTATATTCGACAAGACCTATTTGTATAAAGACTCCTGGAGAAGACGACAAAATTATTGATTCCAGCGCTCTTAAAGTCTGCACTGAAGACCACCCTACGTTTAACTCAACCGCACCTATAGATTGCGGAGATGAGTGGCTCGTGTTTTATCACTGGAAACATATGGTGAATCAGATGGATAGAAGACCATACTTAATGTACGGGCTAAGTGCTTATACACTAGATAAAGATCTTACAAAAATTACAAGAGTTCTAAAAGAACCTATGTTTTTAGGTTCAGTCAATGATGATCTTGTGACGTGGACAGATCCTCTTGGGTCAGATATTTCAAATCAACCCGCTTGCATTCTCCCATTTGGAGGTTATGTCAACGACGAGGGAGAGTTAGCACTAGCTCTTGGTGTTAACGATTACTTCATGGGTATTTTCAGAACCCCGGTCGTTAATATTTTGAGTCTTATGGATTCAGTGACTTCTTAAGATTTTTCTTCGCGTTCTATAACACTCCAGATAACCATAGACGCTTCTTCGATCAAGTCATGCATCGCAGGAGCGTCATCAAAACTGTTGAGCAGTTCTCGTATACAACGATCAGCTCCAGCAAGTAAGAGACCTCGACGATCAATTCCGTCAGTTAGCTGACGAACTGCTTGAATATGCGAACGAATTTCTTTTTGAAGAACAGCAATTTTTGTAGCCGCTGTGGCGTGATCAAGCATTCCAGTCAGAGTCATCTGACGGACATTGTGCAGGTCAGTTTTCATCGAGTCAATCTCGATTAAAAGAATCTGCCTTAGATCATCTTTAGGATATTTTTCTTGGACCCACGCTGTTAGATCAGCAATTGAGCCTTCGTATCCAGGATTTAAAAACCGAGCAAAAAGGTAAGCTTCGATCTCACTGACAGCGTTTTTGGCGTAATGCTTAAATGCATCAGACTGAGACTTGTCTAAGTTACTAAGCCAAGTACCAACCGATGTTGCGTCAGGAAGAGCAGCAGTCTTCATGCAAACATCCGAGCACCGGCCAAAGCTTGATTAGCACCAAACTTCTTAAGTGCTAGCTGACCTTTGGTTGCAGCCTGAGTTCTTGCCAAGTCACCAAGTGTTCTAACCTTATCCAAATTAGCAGCACTTTCATACGCTTGAGCGCCCAGAGCTAGTTTGCCTTCATTTTCTGCGCGAGTATTAAAGACGTTGCTGAGTGTTTTAGCTTGATCACCAGAGATTTGCGCTAAGGTCTGCTCCTGTAGAGCTTTGATACCCAGATTTGTCTGTCCAAACTGATTAGCTAAAGCATTCTGACCTTGAAGAGAAGCAGAACCTGCTTGAGAAAGGAACTGAGGAGACAGCAACTCAGTCGACAACCGTCCTTGGTTGAGGTTATAAAGAGACTCAAGTCCTTTACCAGCACCGTAACCAGCCACGGAAGCTTGTAACTTCGTGTCAGCTTGACCTCTTTGTAACGCTTCTGTTAAAATACTTAGTTGCGCACTAGCTTCGGTGGTCGCTTTAGTGCCCATCTGACCAGCCAACGCACCTTGCATCAAGGACAAACCTTGATAAGCAGCAGTTAGAGGGTTATTTTCCGCAGCCATTTTAGCTGCAAATAGAGCATATGGATTTGACTGTGCTTGTGTATAACCGCCTCCGCCTCCTCCGCCGCCGCTACTTTTGCTGCCGCCGCCGAGAAAACTGTCTCCGAGTCCGCCGAGGGCACCGCCAACAGCTGCACCAACAGGCCCACCAAGGGCAGTGCCACCAATAGTACCGAGTGTACTAAGAAAACCCATGATTAAATTACCGACGTAGGTGTGCCGTAACCAGCACGTCCTTGTTGGACTATGCTAGCTGCACTTTGCATAAGAGCTGGTTGAGGAATACCAGTCGAGTAAGCAATACTCATCATGCCAAGACCGAGAGCAGCATCTTTATTGATCTCAGCTTGAGTAATTCCTTGCCAAGCAGAGATAGTGCCTAGCTCAACATCTCGTCGGGTTTTCTCCTCCATCTTTTCCGTTGCTCCACGCTGCAGAGCTTCGGCCTCAGCAATTTTTGCTTGAGTGAAGATGTCTTGCCTTTGAGCAATAAGCCTAGGGTCTATAGCAGCGTTAATTAAGCTGGCTTCGCTAGCTTCTTGCGCCTGATTAGACCTATTGGTTTCTGCTTGTTGATTCCTAATCAGGTCAATAAGAACTTTAAGGTCAGCAGATTCTCTTTGTTCTGCAGGACTGAGTGGAGCAGAGGGGGAGTTAGCCCCCGTGGTCAAAACAGGCCCAATGAAATCAGGATCTCCTGGTTTAGCGGGTTCTTTCTGCGATTCCCTTACTGTATTAAGAGCAACTGCACCTGCTCCAAGTGCCGCTCCATAGGGAAGAACAATTTTTCCAATATCACGCATGCCTCCTAGTACTTGTTCTAAAAAGCTTCCTGCAGTTTTTAAGGTGTTTGGGTTAGTAACAGCATCAGCTACTCCGTATACAACAGGTTCAGCTGCTTTTCTCGCGTATTTTGCCCCGTAACTTAAACCGGGTAATACTACGTTTTTACCAATTGCAACAGGAAGATCTACCAAATAGCTCATTAGAATGCCCTCGCAGCTTCAGCTAACGCTGGATCTATATTAGCCTGAGCTAGATAGGTATTAGCAATATTGCTACCTAAATTACTAGCAGCAGTTGCCCGAGTACCAGCCAAAGTAGCAAGGGCTTCCTGACCGCGAGCAGCTGCTTCGATCTGTTTGATCATCCGCTCTCGACTACCGGCTTGTCTTGCGGATTCACGGAGAGCTTCTTCTCTGTCCCTAAGAAAAGCTGCGGGCTCTATCGGATCCAAACCTGCAAGCCTACGCCTAAAATTCATGTTATCGAATGCCAACTCTGCTTCTTTTGCGTCATTCAAAGTAATCATGAATTTACTGTCGGCAGACCGACCAGAACTCGGTGTAGGAGTTACTGCACCTGCAACACCCTGCCCGAGTGCTCCTCCAATTTTATTAACAATCATATCAACAAGAAATGCGTTGAGGAAGTTTGCTCCCACAGCTCCGATACCGCCTGTACCTACAGCTTTAGTAACAGCACCGATAGCCATTAAACTCCTCCTGGTTGATCGTATTGAGTGCCACTAAGTGGTTTCTTCATTAACTTTAAGTCATTTTTAGCTTGATTACCGTCTATACCAAATTCAAGTTGACCTTTTGAAGGCATAGAAGAAGTCTGAGGAAAGTTACTTTCCATGTAGAGCTGCATAAAAGTACCAGCATCTAACTCAGGAGAAAGTTTTCTTACGTCCCTTTCTCGAAGTTGTTTTGACCGAGCGTTTTCTGGCATTAGCTTAAAGGCTGGAAAGCACGTGAAGGTTCGATTCCATTAGAAGCTGGCGCATTAAGAGCGCTGTAATTACCGCCGAGATTAGGGGTGTCATACTCCATCGGACGCTGAGAAGACAAAGCATCGATGTGCTCTTGAGATTGCTCCATAAGCTGACGAAGAATCGCAAGAATCATCGGACACTGCTGAGGATCTAGTGTCTCCATGAGACCTAAGATAAACTCGTCGTCATTAAAGTCAATAGGTTCAGTCCTCATACGAGAAGCCAATCTGGCATCCTCCATCGGATCATTATTATCTGGGTAACCGTTTAAGGAATGAGTAGCTCCTGTGTACATTCTTCCTTGATCGTCCATCCCTGGAGGCGGCCCTTCTCCTCGTCCAATCTTGCGAAGAACTTCAGCTACCACAGGTGTAGCAGCTGCTTGTTCCGCAGGCGTCTCGGGAACCGGCAACCCTAGAACACGCGCTACTAATTCAAAGTCTGCCTTAGAAAACACCGGAACATGCAGCAACAGTTGTATCCATACTACCTTGTATATCCAGTAAATCGCCTGGAATACAATTAAGTGCGATACAAAGTTTTTCTAAAACATCCGGGGAAGGAATGTACCCAGAGTCTACATAGATCTTTCTCGTGGTCGTAGGCGATAAATTAGCTACCTTACTCAGACCGAAAGAAGATAGTTCACGAGAATCTAGGATCGAACTTAGTTTGTTAACTAAGTAGCCACTAGCTGTATAAGAAGAATAGAAAGGCATCACTCGAAATCAAAACCCTTAGAAGCGTCAACTAGTCCTGTACCAGAGAAATGACCAAAGGAGGATAGGTCAATTTTAGGGTTCAAGATGCGTCTCCAGTTTAGAAGTTCACTTTGGAATTTAATGTCGTCGAGAAAAACCCATCGTGTTTGGTGCTCCATAGGTAAAGATGAGAGCAAAGTGTAAAACTTAGTCTCAAACTTATTATCCTTAGGTCCATCGACCATGATGAAGTCAGCTGTACTTAGTAAACTTGAAAAGTCATTAAAGACTTTATCGACACTCAAGTCTGCAATGTACTGAGTTAGTTTTCCTCCGTTGTCAGTAAAGTCCGAGTCTTTAAGATACGTGGTATCAAACTGATCCCAACCTAATAAGTCAAAAGTGTGTACCTCTGCTTTAGGTGCATAATCAAGCATGACACGAGTGCCAGTGCCATAGTGAGTACCTATGTCAATAATTCTCTTAGGTTTAATGTAGTGAAGAAGGCCACTTAGGATCCGATAGTGGTCCCCAGGAAAGGCATTAGCAAAAGGATTATCTATATCAAGTTTATGTTTAGACGCATACAACAACGCATCACAGATTAAAGAGTAATCATCAAAGGATTGAACCGCAGGATCATCATCTTGAGAAAATACTGTGGTATCGAAGTGCTGCCTTACTGAAACCAAAACTAGGTGTGCTTATTAGTCTCAGCATAGCAGCACTTCTTAAACCTAGAACCCTAGATGTTTCCTACGGTTCATCTCTAAATCCCACGTGGTGAAGCTAACGGGAAGTTCTTCTATGTTAAAAGGTGACTTGTATGTAGGTTCGTCCACATGTGCTTGCCACCCTTTACCCCATTTCTTGTGCAAGTAACGCTTATTTATTTCGTGAGCTAAGTGAATGTGGTTTGCGATAGCTGGCTCTGAGCGCCAAGTCTGTGACCCATCGCTGTAGTCATTCTTTTTAGACCCGTGGTAGTAGTCATGCTTTAGATCAAGAACACGCTTTATATCGTCATGAATAAAGCGAACACCAAAATCAAGATCTTCGCAGTAAGCAGGGTATAGAGCTTCATCAAAAAGACCATACTTTTGAATCAACCAGTCTTTAACAAGAAATATGTCCCAACCTCCGCCAGCACCGTGGACAGTACCTACCTCTGGGTCTTGAGCACACGTATTCATTTCTTCTAAAAAACCAGGCTCATACATCACGTCATGGTTTGATATGACCCAGTAAGGTGCTTTCATAAAGCACTTAATTATTAAATTCCAAGCTCCCGAGCACCCTACGTTTGCAGGCATGTGAGTCACATGAATTTTCTTAACGTTGGGGTTACATAGATTTTTAATACCATCAACATCATGAGTTATTTGTCCTCGACCATTGTTGTTAAAGACAACAAAATTATCAACAGGATAGTCTATGCTCATAAACATCCTGTGTAACCAATAAGGGTTATTGACGATCGCTGTACCTAAGACTGGAATAGAACGAGACATACGATTAATCTGTATGTCAACATACTAACCTAAGCAAGTCTTTTGTACAAATTGCAGTCATAGGAATAAGGTGTATTTGCTTCTGGGACTTCAAAAGAACACGTGTCGTCGCACATGTAAGTGCATGTGCTACATGCGTTTACATTTTGTTCTTCGTTAGTGTGTGCAATTGAGTTCATCAAGGTCTGCATCTTTCTGAACTTCTTCCTCATTTCAGCTAGTTCGTTGTAACTTTCTTGATCAACTTCGTAAGTTGTCCATCTGGAGTTACATGAAGAGCACTGATAGCGACGTTTTCGGCTTTGACCTACATCGTTTATCTTGTTTATCTCCAAGATAAGTGCGGTTTTCTCGCCACAGAACTTGCACTTACTCCTAACAGCTGTTTGTGATAACCCGCTTATCTGTGTTGCTGAATGAGGCGAAAGCTGAGCTGCCATAAAAAATCAATCAGGTGTTTAGTCTGGTTCAGGAAGTGTATCTAGGTCATCTATGTCTTCGACAAAAACATAGTGCGTGGTCTCGGTCTCGACAAAACTTTGCAAGTTGCCGATAGCTTGGTCTAACAGTTCTTGCTCTTCAGGGGTAAGTTCTTTAACTTCTTTTGGATCTTTCATAGTTAGTAGTGGGTTGACGGTTGTTCGACAGATCTATTGTCAAGGTGTGCATAGTAACGCCTCTCGTAACGACCAGGTACTTGTTGTTGAGCCCACTCGTAACAATCGTTATGGTTGTAACGACCAGTTTTGTTGATGTTAACCCTCTTGCATTGACTATAAACAGCTTCCCATTGGTCATCAAGCTTGAGAGAGTTATTAAAATTCCCGAACATCCAAAGTAAACAAGGTACACCTAGAGAAGCAACAAGCACAATCATGATCAATTGACCTGTTTGCCGAGCAAAAGCATAGTAAACGGCGTCTTTTGAATCAAGGTTGACGCGGATGTTGTTGTTGTTGTTCATGTAGATCACGTAGTGACTTAGTAAGCATACACTATGGGGTTGGGCGTGTCAACTTATCAGTGTTAGCATACTGCGAGAGCAAAAACCCTAATGACAGCAGCAAAACAACCAAGTTTCAAAGAGCTAATGAGTCAGATGAACTCTGACGTAGCTCAAGTAGCTCCCACGGTTCAAATTGAAGGTAAAAAGAAGCTCGACGATCGCTATACCTTCAATCAAGGGTGGTACGACGCGCTCCTGAACACAGATATGGTGATGAATACCAAGGATGAGTGCGAACCAGTCCGTTTGGTCCCATCAGAAGCACGAAAAATTGTTGAAATCGGTGTTTACGAAGGCGCTAGCAGTTGTTTTTGGTCAGATTTCTACATGGATCACCCTGACTCACGTCTTACCTCTATAGATCCTTTTACAGGAAGCAGTGAGCATCACGAAACACCCGAAAATTACCCTGAACTTGCGGATATCGAACTAACCGCACGTGGAAATATCGCAAAGTCAAATAACGCGGCTAAGATCGAGGTACTCAAAAACCTTAGCTGGGACGTTTTTCCTGAACTAAATAAAAGAAACAACGGAGAGCCCTGGATTGATGTTCTTTACATCGACGGGGCACATGATTCAGCCTCCGTTGCGCGAGATACGACCTTGTACGTCCCCATGGTCAAGTCTGGCGGAATCGTAATCTTCGACGACTATGGTCATCCCGACGTTCGCCGTGGGGTTGACATGTCGTTAAACGCTTTCGCTTCAATGGACCACGGAATTTTTACTGGCTGGCAGCTGGTCTGCAAAGTCTCTTAGTTTTCAATGCCAAAGTTCTACGTCGCCAACGAAACTCAAGTCCCCTTAATGGTGGGCTTGTTCATGGAGCCGCGAGCTAACGATCACCCCACTAAGAACACCACAATTGCACCTGGTGAGCGTCACGGGTTTAGCCCGACGATTGCTGAGTATGAAATTGTAGCCTTGATGGTAGGTGACAACCATGATCATGGTGACTGGAACTGGCATTGGCCTGGTCTAGTAGAAATGACTGCTCCCTTGGAGCTGGGCTTCAAACTGTGGCATGAAGGCGATCTGGACTGGGAAATGATTAAATCCTTGTCGTCTACAGACATGGAAGATGTCTTCGGCAAGTCAAAGACCTTTTATCAAAAGACCGGTTGCGGCTGGGGCGGCACCAGCACAATTCATTACAAAGTAACTGGCGGCCCTGAATGGATTGACGAACAGGAAGATAAAAGAATTTGGCGGCCTGGTCATACCGAAGAAGTCTTAACTTCTAGTGACTTGAAAATAAGCAAGGATTGACGGCTGTGGGGATAATTTCGCGCCCCGGCCCCACACCTCTTCAAATAGCAGTTTACGCATTGCGTCGTTTCTACTAACGTTCTTGCCACACGATTGTTCTAGAGCTAGTCCCATTTCCTTTTTTACTGAGCCCTACACCAACGCATCACTGCATCACTACATCAAACTCACCGACAATAAAAAACCCCGCTGAAAGCAGGGCGGAGATCAGAGATCGAAGCAAAGTTAACTTCAGGTAGAAGTAAGCTTCGTTGGTGATTGATGGGCAGAGGTGTAGTTAATGCCACGATAAATCTTGGTCATCAAGAACTGACTCTGGGATAAAGCATCACGCTTGGCGATCTGCTTGCGGATCAAAGCAAGGACGTTCATAGGTTCCTTTGCAGTGCCTCAAACCCCGTTGCTTGTTTGAGATCGAACTGCGTCCCCTTTTGGGGACCAACGTCCTTTAACTATAAGAGACAAGTCACAAATAGAAAAGCCCAAAATTCAACTAAACTAAAATAACTCCGCTAACTCCTAGAAGTCGTGGCAAACAATAATTTATACCCAACACAACGCGCTGGCATCACAGGAGACTCTCAGTACATCGGCGGCTCAACCCCATACCACATCGACCTCAAGCTCCTTCAAGAAATACCTATCCAAGAGCGCATAAAACTACTGGACAGCATTGCCCAGCGCTATGCCCAAGAAGACAGAGTTATTGAATTTTCTAACCAAGGGGTCGCAGATCAACGCTGGAACCCAAACGCAACAAATGAAGAAAAAGTAGACCTATATACACGAGCCGTGGCTGCCCACGATCCCCGCATTGGTTACGATTCACTCGACTACTACGCCCCAAAAACTAACGAAACTCGCTTTGGGTCTTCCGCCGAAGGTGCTCCCATCTACGTTGCTGGACTACCAGGCTCAACAGCAAGCAGTGCAGTAGCTGACGACTACGGCTATTTCACAGAATTCACAGGACCAGAAGGACGGAAGCTTGTTCGTATCGGCCATGGTGACAATAGATTCCCCGAAACTTCCGGGCCTGTGCCCATTGAAACCCGAGAATTCAACCCAGACACAACTGCGCCAGATATAGCTCAAGAACAACCAACACGGCCAGAAGACCAAAACGCAATACCAGAGGGCGCACCAAACGCAGAAAGACCATCAGAACCTCTCCTAGCACCAGAATACAAGTACACCGGACCAGACCCCAAAGAGTTTGAAGACCGCAATAAAAGACTAGATGAACTTGCGGCCAAAGTTATGGCTCGTATGGAAACTCAAAAATCTGAAGAACCGCGAATGAACGCACTCGCCTCAAGGAACCCTGGAGAGATAATGGCTCTGTTAGCAGCACGACAATATAAAACCCCTAAATCTATAATCTAATCTCACTGGATTAGACTTAATTATTCGCACCCAGGAGCCCCTGTCGTGATCGGAATTGCTCGTCTTTACTGCTACAAGAAAGAACTGTTCTTTCTAATAGACGTAGAAACTAAACAAGCTCGCAAAAAACACAAAGAACTAACACAAGAAGGGTGGGTAGTTGCCCACACTGACCTCGTCTAGCTACCGCTCAGCAAACCTTCCTTCTCTGCCAACCTATAAGCCAACGCAGAATTACTCCTAGTCCACGTGTCTAGATCCTTTTCACTAATACCCCCTACAGCACCAGAGCGCATCAAGAGATCCTGAAGTTCTCCTGTGTTCGCCATCTCGTTCCCGATCATCTGATCCTCTAGGAACTTCTGAGCCAAAGCATTCTGTGGCTTAGGTACCTCCTGTACAACCACGGGGGCTGGTGTTTCCCTTGGAGTCTCAAGTTGAGTCTCAACTGGTACAGGAGAAGATACAGAATCTGATACAGGAACCGGAGCCTCAACTCGAGTATCAGGTGGGTTAGGGCCAAGGAAAAGGGGATCTACTGGCACACCTCTATAATCAATAAATTCTTCTTTACGATAACCAAAAGGATCCGGCTTTCCTTGTGCAAGTGCAACTCGCTGAGCGGCCTTTGCGTTCTCTGTCAAAGTACCGTCTTCGTTATATATTGCACCACCTGCTGGATTATTTACATCAGATCCGATCATACCAGCGAGCACTTTCCAAGCAGGGTGACCAGGTGTTGTAAAAAACCCTTCTAAAAAACTCTGTTCTCTTTTAGGCATACCATATTTATTGCCAACCGCGTTAATTACCCTCCCCGTTAAATATCCGCCTCGAACACCCATAGGGTTCACAAGTCTTTTTGGATCTTGATAAAGTCTTCTAGGGTCAACGTACCTTTGTAGCGG